GTTTTGAATATGTTTCGCCATGGACCATTTCATTATGGCACTGATACGCGTAGAAAGAGCGCGCTTCGCTTATCTGTACCTCATCTGCAAAATTGTTATTGATATTCTCAAAAACAATTCCATCGGACCCAGCAAAAAACGCCAGGATATACTTTATGAATTTCTGTTCATTCTCGTTCAGGGTCTTCCAGTCGTCAAGATCCTTCGAGAGATCTACCTCCTCCGCAGTCCAATTGCTCATTTGAGCCTTCTTATAGAGTTCCCAGAGGTGGGGATACTTCAGGGGGAACACTGTAAATCTGTTTAGGGTAGAAGCCAAGATTGGCTCATACTCCTCCTCAACCCATTCTTGAAATTCAAAGTAGTTTCCGATGTGACGTCCATCACTAAATATTTGAGGGTAGGAATCGAGCTTGCCACCACACAACTTTTTGAGATCCTCCTTCTCAATCAAAACTTTTTCGTAATCGATCCCCTCCGATTCACACAAGTTAACCGCGTGGTCGCAATATTGGCATCCGTCCTTCGAATAAATAGTGATTTTCATCTGTGATATTATCGTTGATAATTTTTTGTCCCAAAATTTTAAGCATGATTGTTGCATCCGAAATACACCAGAATGATATAGTAAAAATACTCGTAAATGAAGACGGGATTGAAGACGAAATGTACGGGGTGGTTGGTATGAACACTGGCCTGGTTCTTGGAGTTCGGTATTTAAATACGACAGAACTTGTATATAAATCGGCGTGTGTCTATCAACTGGAAGATGAAGACCAAGAAATGAGTCCCGCACCCTACGAAAGTGTCACAGAACATTACCCAACCGGTACGACTTTTCGAGACTTAGAGTTTAAGTCACTCGGAAACAATATGTACGTACACTACTCAGAAATTGACATCGAAGAGAGTGACAGTGAAATATACGACAACGGTGATGACGAGACGGACTCTGAGATGGAGGATTTCATCGTCCCGGATAACGAAATCGATGGACAAGTCGTTCCACCGAGGAATCACACCGAAATCGATAGAGAATGGGAAAAATGGAACCCCTCGACTCCAGGTGCTCGCAGTTTTAAGGATACGGTGGACATGATTGAGATGCACGCGAAAAGACACGCAGATAATCTCAATTTTTAGAAACCTAAGTTCCGTGGGAAAATACACTTTTTTAAAAAGTTGGCAGAGAGAATAACATGCTAGCTGCTATATGGTCCGATGTGGACAAACTTCTTAAAGATCAAACAGAACAAAAGCTAGTGGATATCAATATATGTAGAGAATGTGAAGGTGTTAAAGTGATTGGTCCCGATGGGTTTCCCGTGTGTTCATCGTGCGGTCTCGTTGATGGAACATTCATCGACGAATCCCCGGAGTGGACGAGTGGAATTTCCGATGACGGTACGGTTAACGATCCGTCTCGGTGTGGAAATCCAAACGCGAACCCCGAACTATTTTCCCAAAATTGGGGAAAAGGTACAGTCATCTCTACGTATAGAGCATCAACCTACGAGAACAAACGCATGGCAAAGATTAATTTTCACATGTCGATGAACCACCGCGACAGATCTTTGTTCCACGCGTACAAAGATATCGACGAAGCGTGTCACACACTTCCCGATTGTATTCTCAAGGATGCCAAAATTATGTACAAAAAATTTAACACGGAAAAGCTTACCCGTGGTGCGGTACGTCTCGGTATCAAAGCCAATTGTGTATTATATGCGTGTCGTCTCGCACAGTATCCGAGAACGACGAAAGAAATTGCGGATATGTTCGGCATTCAGTCGAAAGATATCAGTCGAACGACACAAATATTCAAAGACACGTTGATGGGTAAGACTGAAAAAAATTACGTCACGAAACCACTCGATATCATGCCTCGACTTCTTGGTCCGTTTAATGTGTCGCGTGAGGAGCGATTGCAGTGTAATAAAGTGTGTACCGCGCTCGAAGATTGTGTCGAACTCATGAGTAAGACACCTAATAGCATCGCGTCTGCAATCATTCTCATAGTACTTAGCGGTAGGTGTTCCAAGTCTGAAATCTGTGAAAAGTGTTCAGTGTCGGTACCGACGATCAACAAGATTGAAAGTATCATAAAAAAACACTTAGAGGTTAAAGCTTAAAAATAGTCAGAATGACAAAGAAAGTCTTTTTGAGTACACCGTGCTACGGAGGGTTGTGTTTAGAAAAGTATATGATAGGTATAATAAAATTGCAGCTTCATTTGATTAAACACGGTATCCAATTGTACATAGATACTACTGAAAATGAATCCCTCGTACACCGTGCTCGAAACGTGGCCGTCGGACGCTTCATGCAAAAAACGGACGCAGATTACTTCATGTTCATTGATGCCGATGTCGACTTCGACCCGGACAGTGTACTACGACTCGTGAATTCAGGACACGACATCGCCGTTGCGTGTTATCCGAAGAAGTGTGTGATGTGGGACCAAGCGGCGAGCGCGGTGAAGGGTGGTGATGATCGTAACATGGCCATGCTTTCATCGAGTCTCGTCTTGAATTTCGGAGCTTCGCGTCGTCCAGTTGAAAATGGTTTTATTGAGATTTTGGATGGACCGACGGGATTCATGCTCATTAAACGCGACGTGTTTACTAAGCTTGAAGAAAAGTTCCCACAGTTGTGGTGTAAAAACGATCATCAAAATAGAGACTTTGATGATTATCACGCGTGTTTTGATTGTATGATTGACCCCGAAACGAAGCGATATCTCTCGGAAGATTACGCCTTTTGTCGACGTTGGCAACAGTGTGGTGGAAAGATTTACGCGGACATCAATACAACCTTGGGTCACGTGGGAAATTTACCATTTAGTGGATGCTTGAATGAACGGCTTAAGGCTTAGATACTTTGTATATGAAGTATGAAAATAACCACCATTCTCACGACTCGTTCAAAATCGTGTCACGTGAAGACACTTCATACGATTCTTCGTTTGAATTTGAAATGTCTGGAGCGCGGTGTGAATAATGAAATCGTGTTCGTGAATGATGATCCATATGAAAAATCCGACGTCGTCACGGATGCCTTGAAGAAGAATCCAGATAAGATTCTGTTTATTGACTTTGGTGTTGGTATGGATGATGACTCTATTCTTCAGGTGTTTGAGAAGCATGAAGGTATCGGGTGTCTCGTGTTTCCGGGCGTCAAGGAGGGAATCGATTGGGGACTTTTCAAGGCGAAGGTTCGAGACGATGAGTGCATAGAACCGAATAGTCAAATGGGTCTCCACTTTGATACCGAGGTTGGACGAAAGATATCTGAGAATGTGTACGTGGTTGAGTCTACGTGTGCACGCGTGTGGGTTATGAATTGTAAAAATGCTTCAAAGTTTATAAAAGATAAAAAGACTGGGAACGTGAAGATTCTTCCACGTTCCGAACATATGTTTGCAAAGTTCAAGGAAAATGGCATGAAAATTCATGCATTTACAGCGGCTAAGTTAACCATGACATACTCACATGAATGTATTAGCAACATCCTCAACGCCGCGGGTGTATCAACAAATTAAAGCTTAAAATCCATATATCAACATGTCTATACCATCGTCGCAACCATTGTATACATATGTCGTGGATTTCATACATAAAGTGTGGGGAAGTAAAGAGTATTTCCCGGGACCGCAACCCATTTCAATCGAACGTAAACATTTTCCGATTTTACGAAATAATGAATATGTGGTGTGCGAAAAAACCGATGGGATGCGGTACATGATGGTGGCGTTGACGTATGAAGGCGTTCGTAAATGTATATTCGTGAATCGATCGTTTGATATGTTTGAGGTATCGATTAGTTTACGACGACCGGCGTACGAGGGTACGATTCTCGATGGGGAATTGTATGAAGACACGCTCATGGTATACGATGCGTTGATTATAAATGGCAAACCCATCGGTCATATGAATTTCAATCAGCGTCTCGATGAAATTGGTAAACTCTTGAAGACAATCATTTATGTCAAGACTGACAAATATAGACTTAAACTCAAAACATTTTATCCGTTGATTAAATTCAAAAAATTTATGGATGAATATCTACCGACTGTGACTCAAAATGTAGATGGACTCGTATTCACACCGGTGAATGAACCGGTGAGAATAGGAACGCATGAAACAATGTTCAAATGGAAACCACGAAACAAAAATACAGTTGACTTTTATATGAAAAAAGATGTGAGTTTTGTGGGTCCGGGGCAAGTGGGTCCACCCGTGTGGAAATTATACGTTCAAGAAAAGGGACGCTTGTTTTTTGAGAGTGAGTTTCCGGTATCGAAAATGAATGAACCGTGGTTTGAAGACGGTGCGATCGTGGAGTGTATGTATATCACGTGGGAGGATGGACCTCTGTGGTGGAAACCACTCAAACGACGACGAGACAAAACATACCCGAATAATAGACGAACCTTTTACAGAACCCTCGTAAACATTAACGAGAATATTGAGATGAAGGAGTTTTTAGATTGTATACCAATACATAATGCCCTGTACGGCTAGGAAGTTGACGCTCAGCGATAAAATCGTCATTCTTGTAGTACCATTTACCTTTATGTTTCGTAAACGCGAGATAGTGCCCACCTCCCTGCACACCCACATGAATACCAGACGCGATCAGTGAATACTCGAATTGATTGATGGTTAACTTTTCAGCGACATCCACGTGACTCTTCTTATCGAATGAAATGATGAGCACTTTTGGAAGTTCTGAAAAAACGCACCGCGTCGTCGCGATGTTGTGTACTTTTTTATTGTCGTCGATAAAATCGGTGATTGGATTCCATTTCATCGAATCACGAAGCATATCTTCCAGGGATATCGGTTGAGAACATAATATATGAATACTAAAATCTTCGGTACGTTCTGACTTTCCACCGGGCCATATGGTTTGTTGAATTTTTTTACCATAAAACCATTGTTTAATAATTGGGACTGACTGTTCTAAAATATCTATGATGCACAGTATCGTTTCTTGAATGTCATGTTGTTCATCATCGTCAAATCGAGGAAACTTTTCCTGGAAAAGATTGCGAAGCAGTGTCACGTCTATGGTGCGTTTGTCGCTCATTTTCCAGAATAGTCGAGTCATGTGTGCGTACAATTTAGTGAATTGACACGGTCCATCGTATCCGTGATCTATGAAATAATTTGAAAGGCATGGGATATGGAGGAGACATTGTAAGCTCGTGTTAAAATAACACGAGTTTCCAGAATTTTGAAATCCTTTCATTAAGATTTGTGAATAAAAAAGGCTTAAGAGGAAAACGCAAATGTTAAATGTAAGAAATAATGAACGTCGAATCTATCCTCAAGAAAGTTGAATCCGCCTTCGATGCGAATAAGGATGACCCATCCATCGAAGTTGAAATGCGCCTCGGAAAGTTTAATGGTTCCATGTTCGATACAAACGTCGGTAAAGATGTATTCGAACAAATTCTACGTGGTCTCGAACAATACGACGGATGGGAAGACGTCAAAAAGACCTCGTGTGAAGTCTTCTACAGAGATCGAGACAGTGTTCGTATGAGCGTGGATGATGAGACGGGTGACCAAACCATCGTGCAAAAGCGATCTATGTTTAAGGGAGATATCAAGAAAGTAAAGAGTGCTCCTTTTGATGTTCGATTTAGTATCTGCCGAGAGGTACCGATGCCACAAGACGGTGATTACACAGACATGGATCGCAAACGATTCAAGGAACGTGTATCTTTCATCCGTAAAAACCTAAGCATTGACATGACAAAGTCTACAGGTGATACAGTCGACATGGATGCAGAAGATCCAACGTCGTATCAGGTTGAATTTGAAATCATCACACCCAGTAAAGTGGAGACATCTGAACAATTATTCAACATTGTGCATAAAATCAATGACGTATTTAAATTGTTGTCTTCTAGTAAATGATGAACATAGTCTTTTTACTTTTGGTCGCCGGTGCGCTCATGTATGACCGAGCCGTGAATACCGATGAGGTCGCGGGGTCCAAACACTTTTACATGAGTGAAGGTATGTCCAAGGGTATGTATAAGCGTATGGAAGATTCCGGTGTCACCTCAGACTCTCTCAAGGCATTCGTACACATGGAGGATAGAATGCTCGAACTCGAACGCCTAGCCGTATGTAGTGGTATACCCAGACATCTCGAAGTCTCCGCACTTTCCCAACAAATAAAGGATCGTTTCCCTGCATTCGATTTTACCTATCACGGTATTCACGTGAAACAATCCGCTGAACCGAATAGACTCATGAACAAAAATATAACATGTTAACGAGTGATTTAAGTAAGTGTTTATGCATTGGACTCTCTATCATGTGGATTCTTTTGAGAATGAAAAGAATTAAATTATTATCATCTTCACTCCTTACGAAATTGTGGGTATACATATACACAAACTCTAGATATGACACGAGTTTTGGAGATTCTCTACCCTTTCGTATGTAGTCCGCAATCACGTAAATCATACCATCAAGAAATTCCTCCTTTGCCATGTGCATCCACGAATCCTTTTTGGTACCCCATGTGACAGTATCATCGTTAACGCGAACACCGTGACCATACTTAGTCTTGCCGAGCTGCAGTCGCTCAAGAATAAGATCGCGTGGGTCTTCCATGCTAACCATGAGACGGGTCGAATCTTTATGTCGTTGGAATAAATTCCCAACGAAGATCATCACATATGTTTTTCCATATGACATCTTGTTGATATAACTTTTCTTTCGACTTTAAGAGTGGAAAGTATTGGAGATATTCGTCTTCACCGAGGAGTTCACAAAATTTATACAACACGTACGAGTAACTCAAAAAATTCTTACGGTCGGGTGGACAATGGCGGTCGAATGGTTTTTGTATGTCCTTGAACATGATTCGAAGACGTTCTTCGAGTTCTTGTGGCATACTCGGAGGTTTGATACCATTGAGAATATTTGTAATGTATGGGACGTGCTCGTAGTACTTATTGAGTCGAAGCTTTTTCAAAAGCCCGCGAATTCGCGCGTGTGTGATTTCGTCGAGGGATTTAATCTTAAGCTTTTTGAGTTCTGCGCGAAGCTGTTCGATCACGTCATCTGGAATTGATGTCATTTCTTGCGCTTGAAATTGTGACATCTGCTCATTGAAGTGATTTTCCCGTTTGTATGAATAGTTGACAATCTTCTCGGTATTCTCTTGCTCTTCTCTATATGTGAGTTCTTCACTAATCAAACATGCTATCACGAGACCACAACGATCACATATGAGGTCACTCGTATCTTCGAAAAAAACTACATTACTTTGTTTACAATGTGGACACTCATCCCTTTTTCTTTCCACGGGTCTGTGGACGTTTTGATTTTCAACGTCGTTGAGATAGTCCATGAAAATGTCCTTCCTTTGTAGACCCTGTGTTTCTTTACAATTGAACACGTTATCGACTGTCGTGACCACACCCGTGTCTTCGACATATCTGTTCATGTAAGGCATACATTTGATTATATAGTCTGACATTTCAGTTTCATATGTATTCCGGTTGTGTGGATCGGTTTCGATTAACTCTTTCCATTTGTCAATGGTGTTGTTGTATCTACTTAAAAAGTTACCCTCCATATAAAATAATGTTCACCAATCTTTTAAACCGTGTTATTGTTTGGGTGTACGGCTTTTACAAGTATGTGACCACAATGCCAGATTATTACATTGAAAATGTAAACATGATCTATACCATAGATCCAATGAAACGTTACGATATCAAGGACACATTATGGAAAGACGAGTCAAAATATTGGGATCACGAGACCGATGAAGTCTATTGTGATCTCACGTACAAGAATTACATCGACACCGTGATTCCGGAAAACGTCAAGAAAACGATTCTTCGAATAAAGTATTGGTACAACGGAACCACGTATAAACTCATCACAGAAAACATGCGATTTTGTTTACCCGATGATATCGATAGTGAGTTTTCATTTAGTATCCCTTTGGGTGAAGCCTGGTTGGTTGATCACGACGATAAACCAGTGCGAGACATCACCAAAAAGGTGAAGCGATACGCTGGACCTAAAAATGATTTTCATGGTGAAAAGGTGAGAATACGAGATATGTTGTATTACACCGAAGACACGCTAAGAAAGGACTACCCAACGATTCGTTTGACGAACGCGTTCGGAATGTCGAAGAGTGTGAGTACGATTGATGGATACACTAGTGATCTTCGGCTACCTTAGTCGCCAGGTAAAATCGAAGCTCACCGAGATCCGCGACGTTATATTTTAAAATCAAAAAACGATTCGCTTCCTCTTGAAGAATCTGGACGGATGCGCACATACTCGTCGCTTTCGTGAATATGTTTAGATATTTCAATGAATAGAGTCCCGATATCATCGGACTCTCTTCATTGCATTCGATTTCCGTCTCTTGATTCGCGAAATCACCTTCGCATCGGAGTCGGAGTTTTGTATCCACCCGAGTGATTTCAATTTCGTTACCGATGTTTGACATGTCACGACACAGGCGTTGTAAGTCCATGGATGGAAGGGTCGTGACGGTCGTCATCTGAATCTCAGGAACTTCAATTTGACTTTCATTGATATCGAGAAGCTTTAACTCAAAACTCGTGCTCGTTTTCTTCGCTTCACTCACGATTTCAATATTCATGAATTCTCTGGAATCGACCGTAATTTTAAGGACATCGTTGTTCGTGATAGACTTTAGAAGTTTGAATGTGTTGGCGATGTTAATACCCGCGATGACTTCTTGTTCACATACGTATTCTTCAAAGTTTTCCGCCGGAAGAAACATATCGACGAGAGATGTTCGCGCCGTGTCGAGTGTCACGATGTACATTCCACTCGGCTTAAAGTAAATGTTTAGGTCATTAAGTACATCTTTGAGAACTTCAAATGTAGATTTAAATGCGGATGCTTGGATCGTCACCAATCTCATATCTATAAGTCTAGTTAATTACTTCTTTATGTTATTATACGCGTCGGAAACGCTCATCGTTATGCGATCTTCGAGTTCTTTCGTCATCGCGGGTTGGAGTGAACGTCCGTAGCTATCTAGACTAAAAATGTCCCCGTCGTCATCTTCACCGTCGATTGAAGACACACCACACGCGGAACCAAACCCACACCCACCGAAATCATTCGAGGGTACGAGAGATTCAAGCCACGCCTTGATTTCATTTCCAACGAGAATCTTTCCGTTTTGTGTCAGGAGTGTCGGCACGCGCGTGATGGAACCCGCATATTTTTGCGGGATGCCCTGAGTGTTTATATTGTGAAACTTTACCATCTGTTTGAAAGTCTTGTTCTTTTGAATATAATCAATAATGTCTAGGCTGTGCGCACACCTGGGACTGTATATCAGTAGTGACATTTATATGTACTGGTTTATTTTCTCAATTTAAATTAACGCATGATGAATGGATTACCCATCGCCCTACTTCTGATCGTCGTCCTTCTTTTGACGGTCAGACGCGAATCTTACAGTGAAATTTTTGGTTTCTCAGGATGGAGCAAACCCAATGAGGGAGTCATCCTCGATGATCCAGTGGAAGACATTTCCAAGTACCGTGTGGTGGACACGAAGATTGATAACGATACGATCGAGCGTCTCGTGCTCGCCACGAACAAGGCCATCAAGCAAAAGACTGGGGTGTGTAATTACATCATCGAAACCACCTCCATTAAGAAGTTCGTAGAACGCAGTGGTGATAAGCAATTTTACCGCGCGATGTTCATGGCCGTGAAGAATAATGGATTTGCCTTTGGCTTTGCGGTGACGGTCGACGCGGAGATCGTGGGTGACGTCGTCACGATCAAGTCTCTCCGAACACAACCGATCGATGCCGACATTCCGAATGATATCAAACCATTCACCGATGGTGAGGCTGGACAAGATTTTATCGAATATAAGCTCGTCAAGGAAAAGGCCATGCCTACCAGAAGTGAGTTTGAAGCCGCTAAAAATAAATTCCGTTAATTGTAATGATCAACATCAATGATGTACAAAAGATCGAAAATACACGAAGACAAATAAAGAAGGAAATATATACCAAGATCTTCGAACAATTTTCGAGAAAGATTAAACAGACGGCGGAGTTTGGACAGAAACAAGTCTTTCTACGCGTACCGAGTGTCGTCATGGGGTATCCTTCATTTGATCGTCCAACAGCGGCGAGATATCTCAAGCGACAACTCGATAACGGTGGATTCGTCACACAATTGGTCTCCGAGATAGACATTTACGTCACGTGGGATGTGAAAGTCACCAAGGAGCCGAAACAGGAAGAGGACCCAGACGTGGAATTCCCAAGTTTTGTCAATCTCAGAAAGGTTGCCAATCAATACAGGAAGTAAGTGCGTACTAATCTTTGTATTTAAAACCCCACTTAAATCATAAATGGACAATTTAAACGTACTCGTCGAAGCGAAGAAGGAGTACCTCGGGCAATTGTGTCATCTCATGACCCCAGTTATGATTCAAGTGTTTCAGGATATGTATGATGAGGCGACGAAACTTTCCAAGGGGCGACAAGTGCTCATCATGTATCAAAAGCTTCTCAAGGAAGTTCCGAATTGGAGTAACGCGATGTCGAAATCCCATTCCGATAACATCACCGAGCGATGTGCGTGGTTCAGTGATTTGCTCGCCGCGGTGTTTGTCGCGTGTACGAAAATTCTTTCATCGGTTCGTTTGAAGGCGGATAATAAGAAGATTAGTTTGAAGCTTCCCACGAATGAAGTTTTCATTCAGACCGTCTATAACAATGCCGCAAAGAATTTGTATAAGGACCCCTACGTGTATCACGAAGAACAATCCGAATACATTCGTGATGAAAAACTGACGTCGCGATTCTGTGTGTGCATCGAAGAATCGATCAAGGAATTGATTCCGGTGCAACAAATCCTTCAAACGTACATGTCACAAGAGAGTAAGGACATCGACATCGGTGACACCGAAGACGCCGAAGATCCCGATGTATTCGAAGGTGAACCCATGGAAGAAGAACCCCAACCACCCATGGAACCCGAAGCCGAAGCCGGAGCCGGAGCCGAAGCCGGAACTGAAGCTGAAACTGAAGCTGAAGCTGAAGTTCAAGAGATCGCACCAGTCGAAGAATTAGCGCGACCAGTGGGTTCCCCACTCGATAACGAGTTCAAGACGATCAATAATGTTCAAGTTCAAGATCCACAACCACAAGACGAAGATGTATTCTTCGGTGACGCTCCAGAACAGCGAACAAAAAAAGTTGGTTATAATTAAATGGAACTCTCCGATTACTTACGAGACCCCGTGTGGGCGGCGTTGATCGGTGGGATCATCACCGCAATTTACATTCACGCCAAGGCTCAACTGAATAATGAAGGTAAGCTCAAGATGGCGCAGTACACGAAGCCCGCCGCACTTAACGCGATTCTTATTTACTTTATCGTGTCGAATGGTATCGGTCAACGTGAGTCGATTTCCACGGAACCTTTTTAGACTTAAAGATTTTGAAGGTATACTAATAAAATGGCGTCTGTTTCTGCGTTCAATGATATGATGACTCAATTTCTTGTGGAATTGCACAAGACATTCCCACAGGAGAAAGGCATTAAAAAGTTTATGACTCAGTTCGAACTCTTGAAGGAGACGAATCCGAGAATGGCGGTCGATACGTTCATGAGTGGAATCACACCGTACGCCGATAAGATTTCCCAAAAGGACGAATCATTCGTGCTCAATGATTTGGAAAACATCGAATATCTCTGCGAACTGAACTTCAAGGATAATTGGAACTCGACGCTCTCGACGGGCACGAAGGATGCGATCTGGCAATACTTACAAACGCTCTACATGCTCGGGACGACGATCACCGCGATTCCGGCGGAAACCTTGAGCATGATTGAAAACATCGCGAAGGATTGCGCTGATAAGATGGGTGACGATGGAAAGGGTATCGACGAGGCCGCGCTCATGAAGACCATGAACAGTATGTTTGGTAACCTTATGAAAAAATAAACCTCACATTATATAAATGAAAGCTTGGTTTGACGATCCCAAAGAGCTGATTAAGGCGACGGAGATTTTGCAATTCTGGCCGACAAATAAACAATCTCCAGAAGAGCGCGTGAACGCATCTTCGAGATTCGTCATCTATGCGACGTGTTTTCTTTATTTGATTCGACGTGACATTCGTGTCTTCGTGCTCGGTGCCACGGTTCTCGGTGTTCTTTATGTTATGTATAAATCCAAGATGATTAAGGAGACGTACGGTCGCCCGACGTTCGGGGGTCCGGGGTGTCAGATGCCGTCGATCGACAACCCGATGGCGAATGTTCTTTTGACGGACATCACGGATAATCCCAACAGACCACCGGCGTGTGATTACTCGTCGGTTCGTCCGATTGTTCGTAGCTTTGTGGATGATCGTATCCCGTACGACGCAGGTCGTTCGAGATCACCGTTGCCCATGTACCAAAAGAGTGCCGCGTCTCGACAATTTGTGAGTGGACCGGTCACATCTATTCCAGGTGATCAAACGGCTTTTGCCGAATGGTGCTATGGTGACAGGCATCGTCCATTATGTAGGAGTGATACGGGTGCTTGCAGCCCGAACGCGAGAGGTGCTCAGCTCGGCGCTTTCTCGGGACTTGATTTCAGCGGAGACAGACGATAAATATTCTTATCTAATAGTAAATGGCATATCAGCTTCAACCTGGCTTGTCGCTCGTTGAAAATCCGGCAGTCCCGACAAACCGTGCGACGGATGACGTTTTCGTGTACCCTCAACCGAGTACGTTAAACTTTGGTTCGAGACCCCAAACCATGCTGTATGGTACCGCGCCATACATGGCTGGTAAAGGATCCCCAGCGCAGTACATCGATACGAGTGATCAACTCAGACCTCAGTCGACGTCGCAATTCAACAAGTTCTTGGTCAAGACGCATGAACGTAACTTCTTTCCCCTTCAAAACATTGAATGCAAACTCCCGCTTCAGTCGATGTCCTATGAACCTACGAGTACCCGCGCCGATCTTCAGAATGGTTTGTTCAACCAAAGATACCATAATAAAAATATTAGCAAGAAGTAAGAATGGCTGATCCAATCTCAGTATTAGCGGTAGCTGGTTTGGTGTACGCGGGTCGAACCCTCAGCAAGGAAACTGAACCTCCGCAACTGGGTCCTCGTCTCGTCACTGAACCACAAGAACCTCTCTTGTCCGATCAAGTTCCACAATTCAGAGAAACTCGTTTCGATGCTCCGATGTCAGTCCAACCGAAGAATGAAACGCCATCGTTTGCCGTCATCGCTCCACAACAACGAAGTGGTGGCCAAGAAATCTTGAGTATGCGCAATCGCATGTATGATCAAGGTCGCATGAACAACTTGTCTCCCATTGAAAAGCAAATGGTTGGTCCGGGTGTCGGTGTCGGTCCGAATGTCCCGGCGTACGGTGGATACCAACAGCTTTTCCGTGTCAATCCGGTGAATGTCGGTGAATACCGTTTGACGACGCTCCCTGGTAGATCGGGACCGGCACATGATATCTCGGGTGGTCGACACGGTATCATCGGTGAAGTCACACACAACATGCCTGAAAAGACGGCGTTCCTCCCGAGTCGACGTCCGGAAATGCCAGGTCGCGCACAAGGCATGGGCGGTCGCATGGTTCGCCAGGAACACGAACGTACTAAGCGTACGACGAATCGTGCCGAGACTGGTTTGCGCACCGACGGTCTTGAAAATGCACCGGCAAAGCGTTTCATTCCTTTGGGTACGATGGCACAAGATCCGACACGTAACAAGTCTGACGCGAATGAATTCCAGTATCAATACAATAATCAACCCGCACCAGGCATTCATAACTTCCACGGTGGATACACCACCGCTCCGGGAAGCGCGATCGCCCACGAACGTGGCTATAAGGGATACACCACAGAACAACTCCAGAACTATGGTTTCAGAGCGGATGATCGTCGTGGTAAGGCGAATAGACCTGGTAACGCTGGTCGCATGAATGTTCGGGAAACCGCTTTGAAACAGGCTGGTGTTCTTTCGAGCGTTCGTGCCGACACCACGAGAATCGATGGTCGTATGAATGCCGCGAACGGTGCTTGGACGCAACAGTACACGAATGATAAGTATCACAACTTCAATGCCTACAAGGGGAACGAAAACCCGAACGCTCGTTGTAATGAACTCAATGTGGCGAAGAACCAGTTGGCTGGTAATCCATTGGCCCAACGCTTCTACTAGAATGATTTAGATATACCAGAGTAAAACACTCATTAAAATATTGTACCTATATTTTAATGAAGGTCTACAGCCTCGACATCGATAGCAGTGAAAGAGATGCTACTTTGTATCCATCGTCCTCGAATTACGTCGTACATTTGAAAAATCCCATATATAACGTTTCAAAAATTTCACTCGTGTCAGCTAAAATTCCAAACACGCAGTTGCTCGTACACGCTGCAAATAAGTCGTTTACGGTTAACGGTACACTCGTGACTCTCGACGAGACGAACTACTCAAACGCACACGATCTCGCATCTGATCTTTTGAATGAACTCGCACCACCCGTGTCCAACGTGACCTCTGTTGTGTACGACGATGATACGAACGCACTCACGTTTTCAAACGTCGGTGATTCGAATACATTCACGTTTGAGTTTCAAACGGGTGTGAATGGATACACAAGTAATACATCTTCGAATACCACACCACATCAAGTCTTAGGTTTGGCGTCACTCGATTATACATCGACGAATGGTCGCATCGTCACGGGTGCTGTAAATCTCTCCGGACCGACGTCACTCATTCTTCGTTTGAGTTCCGGGTCCGATCAATTGAATAAAACAGTGTATTCAAATACACCTTTTTATACCGGTCGTATTTTGACCCAAAATGGTGCCATTATTTACAATGGTGCAGACGATCCAGTGACACACGAATTTCATTCTGGATCACAGAGATCTATTCGTGACATACGAGTCGAATTCTTCTATATGAGTCACGGGCGTCTCATTCCCTACGATTTCCGAAACCAAGACCACACACTTAAATTTGAAATTACAGGGTCTACTGATAAATTAGAAAGTCTACCAAAGGTTGAGAGAAAGACGGATTTACCGCCACCAATAAGTATTCCCGAATTGGAGAATCCTTATAGATGGAAAGAGTATGCTTCCATAGCCCTCATTGTTTTTATAGGCATCATCGCCTTGATGCTCACGAAACGGAAACCGCAAGTGCTTACGCCCGCGTAACCGCGTAGACCGGTTGAAGCGGCTTGCGAACACGCGAGGACATTTGAGACATGACCAAGTACACGGTCACGGACAAGAGCGTCGTGAACAGTGCGGTGAGCGTGTAGTGCATACCACCATTGCGTTGAACCTTAACGATTTGGTTAATCAAAAATCGAACGAGATCCATCCATGCGAGAGCCGCCGCGAAAGAGAAACCCGCGACGACAGCGTTGAGGGATTGAGACTCGAGCTCCTGGGTCACCAAGGTAACAGCGTCGATCGCTTGCTTCATTGTATATTATAATATACTCACAGAAATTATTCGGGGAGTAGGTCTTCCTCGAGTGCGATTTTTTTGTACTGTACTTTTTTATATCCTCGTGTCCTGGTAGTGCCACACTCACTATCAGAATCCGAATCTGAATCAGAGGCACTATCATCATCTATGATCTTAAATTCATTCGTGGTCCACCCCTCCACAGTGCTCATTACTATTAATGGCATTTTTTAAGAGCTCTTCTACCGGACTTTGCGGCACCCACGAATCCCATGCATCGTACGCATCGTTTATAGCCTTGAACGCCGGGTCGTCGCCTGAGTATCGAACAAATTCAACGCTGTCATCGTCGATAATGTCGAGATCATCAACGTCTATGTCATCGTCGTCATCGTTATATATTTCCGGGAAATAACTTCCGATGTGCTGTCCGACTGTGCGCATGGCACAGTATTTTGCGGCGTATTCAAAATCTTTACTGATGACTGCGTCACGGCCACATGCTTTCGCGTATTCACACGAAAGTAGGATGGCCTTTTCGACCACGGGGGTCACAATATCTATGAGCATTTTCAAATGATTTTCATACACATCGTTACCCGTATCACTGAGATCGAATCCAGTCTTCATTTATTAATTGTCGTCAAAAATAGTTTGTACAAATCCATCCATTATTCGGAGAACATTGTAACTTAGGGCATATACTCGTAAATCCCGATCGTGTGTATCGTTCGGAGTGAGATTCATCTTAAGTGTTTGATTCTTGACGAGCGTAAAGTTTTTCTGACCTGTGGGATACGGTTTTTCTGGTTCGAAACCAAAATTATACGAGTAAAACCGTCGAATGAGAGGTGTTTTCGAATGGTGAATACCGGGTTGAAGTGCCTTGAGAAACATAAACTTTCCAGTTTCCCCAGTGATGATTTGTTCATCGTCGAGACGCAAGTCGAGTGACACGAGATTCTCATAAAAGAAGAGTCTATTGTCGACCGCGATGTATATGTTGTCGTAATCAAATGGCGTCACAAAATCACCAAACTTTCTATTGTTTTCACGTTGAAAGACAAATAATAGTTCCTTGACTGGATTCACGAAAGACAAATTCACCGTGGTATCGCGAATTCCCTTTGGAATCTTGAATGCATTTTCCTGAATTTGTGTGATGACAAAATCACGACGCGTGTGTTGAATCTTAAGTCGTTCAGCACTCTCGAGAAATATGAGTTCGAGGTTCATGTTGAACTTTTTGATTCGATTTTCCAAATAGGAACGTTTCAGATGATCATAGACGCGCACGTGACCGGCACTCGTACCCGTTCCGTCATTTGATTTCGCACCCGCGGCGATCCGTGTACCGTCACCAGAGATCGCGACCGACCAACCGAGTTCGTCTCCGAGTGCTTCGGCGTCGAGATCTTTACCGAGTTGTCTCCACCCATCCACACCGTAGACGTACACACGCACGTGTCCAGCGTCTGTACCGGTTCCATCGTTTACATTCGCACCGACGACGAGAATACTCCCATCATCAGAAAGATCGACGGATGTACCACTTTGATCACCCAACGCCTCACCATCGACGTCGGATCCAACTCGTGACCATATACTATTGGTGTATTCAAACACGCGCACGTGACCTCGAGCGCTTGAATTCTTCGGTGCACCGACCGCGAGTCTGTGACCATCGCCCGAAAAATTAATAGAAAATCCAAATTCATCACCCGGGTTTTCACTCTCTATGTAGTCACCGAGCGGAAGCCATTCTTGTGTTAGTGAATTAAAATACAGAGTTCTCACATAGCTCGTCCCGTCTGGATTATTTGCACCGGCTGCGACGCGTAATCCATCACCCGATATGGATACACTGTATCCAAGTGCGTCACCAGTCACCCGACCAAATTCGGTATGTTTATGTGTCCACGCACTATCTTCATACTTGTACACGTAAAAGACACCCCGAGACGTGTCGTATCCACGCCCACCGATGACGATGGTATTTCCGTCGCGAGATAATTGAAGCGCGCTTCCAAAGTTTAGGTTTTGAGTCGTCGCGTGAATCGTGGGGTTTATCGCTTGTCCACTTCCCCACGTCGTCCCATTCCATCTATATATTTTCACTTGCCCGTTATTCGAGATGGCGTTATAGTTGTGATCCGGTGCACCCACCGCGAGGACGGTTCCATCTTCCGAAAGAGACACGGCCTGACCAAAGAAATCATTCGAAACAGAGCCATCTATGTCTGTACCCATTTGTGTCCACGTTTGATTGACGAGTCGATATACACGCACGTGTCCAGAATCGTTGGGAACGGCGTCGTTGTTCGGTGCACCGACCGCCATGATTGACCCGTCTCTCGACATGGAGACAGAAAAACCAGATTCATCTCCGAGAGCCTCACCGTCTATGTCTACACCGACCTGGAGATAATTACCAACCTCATATCCGATACCACCCGTCGTGTGTGGTGCGTACGACGTGACGTTATTTATGGAAATTGTCGTATTATCGATGACAACGTCTTCGATATTTCTGAATTTAACTTCAATCTCAACTTCTTGTTTGTCAATGGCACACAATGGTATCGCGAGTTGTGGATTTCTATAAAAGTAAAAGGGAACGTCGACGAAATACTTTTGTGTCGACGTGGCGGCTCCGAGATATCCAATGATCGACGGATCGGCCACACGGACGGATGATTGTCTGTTTGGATATTTTCCTATGAGTTTGGATAGGGCTGTCTGATTCGTCTGTGTATAGTTGTGTTCGGAATAAATCTGAAGGTAGTCACTCGTGATGCGCTGTACAACCTTACCACCGATTATGAGATCCACGTATTCAATCATGGCGTGTGCGATGGATTCGATGTAACCGATACCACTGCTCGATGCATTCGGAATGGCATCGAGTTCAATCTCAAAGCTTACTGTTTTTAACAAGTCTCCCATGTTTATGGGAATTCGACTACGAAGTGTAGTACCGAATTCTGGAACGCCATCGAAATCCAGTTTCGTGAATGTTTTCGCGAAATTTGTATGTCTGGAAAAGCGTTTCGTAAAATACGTAAACTGTGGTTCAACCGTAAAAAACCTGTCCTGTGGACCGGTCGTCTCGAGCTGAAGTCTACCAGCCATTACTACTATAAAGGGTTAAAATTTTAAACCAGCTAACCCACTTTGAATGCGCAAGACATTGTAATTTCTCGCGTACACACGAATCGTGTTCGTTCCGTTTGTGGTTGAATCGAGTTTTATAGTGAAGAGTTTATGATACACACGACTCATGTTTACTTGACCCGTTGGATATTCGACTTGGGGATTTTCTGAGAATGAATATACACCGAAGATTGGATTTACGGACGTAACACCTAGAACGGTTGGTGAGTTGGTGTGATGTGCGAATGGTTGTTGATACGTGATAAACTTATGGTCGGCGTTGAACACTTGATTATCGTTAAACTTGAGTTCGACGTTATCGATCCTTTCAAAATTCAAAGGAAGGTTATTGCTCGTGTAATAATCGTTTTGTGCGACAAAGTACATTTCTTTGACTGGGTGTTGAAACTTGAGCATCACAGACTTCGTATCCATACCGTACGGCATCGTGAACTGTGACATTTGGAGTTGTGTGATGACGTATTCAAGTGGACGAGTCAATAAATAGTTCTTTTCTTCATTCCCTATGAAGACGAATTCTGTATCCATGGATACATTTTTGATAGCCGCCGTGACGTTCGCGGGAATGATGTTATTTTTTGTGTCACGAACAATCTTATGAAGTGGTCGTAACTTGATACGGACTTCAACCAATTGTTTCGTCAGGGCGCACACCGGAATCGATAAGTTTGGAAATCTATAGAAAAAGAACGGTAGGTCGATAAAGTATGTGTAATCACCACGATATCCGAGGTAGTTCCCATGGCTATTCAAAAAGTAGAGTGACTGTGCGACGTCATCGTCGTTATTGTAGAGTTGTTGGTGCATGAAAATATATTCACCCGTGATGCGCTCGATCGTTTGTCCACCTATCAGGAGCTCCGCGTATTCGATGAGTTCAGTACACACTGACGGTACGTATACCACGTTATTAATCGAATTACTTTCGTCTGGTGTTGGATCACTCAGAGTTATTTTCAAAGATATATTCTTGATGAGATCTCCTTTATTCTGTGGTACACGACATTCAAGTATTTCACCGAAATCAATAGTCCCATCAAAAGGACTTTCAATTTGTTCGAGTGCGAATTTACTATGTCGTCTGAACAATGTCAGAAAATATGAAAACTGCGGCTCACCTGTGAGCCATTGATCTTGGATACCGGTGACAGCGAGTCTCACACGTCCAGACATATCTACTGTATGTGAGTAAAATTTTGCGAATTAAAACGGCTCACTACAGTAGAATGAATCTTCAATTGAGGAAATTCAAGCCCGAAACTATGGGAGATGATCGGGTATGTGTTTTTATAGGTAAGCGTAACACGGGGAAATCGACACTCGTGAAAGACATCATGTACCACAAAAAACATCTTCCAGCAGGAATAGTATTATCAGGAACCGAAGAAGGAAATCACTTTTATTCTGATTTTATTCCAGACCTTTTCATTTACGGTGACTACGACCGTGAAGCAATCGAGCGTGTGATGGCGAGACAGCGAAAACTTGTGGGTGCAGGAAAGGATAACTGTGGTGCGTTCATGCTTCTCGACGATTGTATGTACGATTCAAAGTTTCTCAAAGACACGTGTATTCGACAATGTTTCATGAATGGACGTCACTGGAAGATCTTCTTCATGCTCACGATGCAATACGTCATGGATTTACCACCAGCACTACGCGCTAACGTGGACTACGTGTTCATTCTTCGGGAAAACATCATACAGAATAGAGAAAAACTCTACAAGTCTTTTTTTGGTATTTTTCCTTCATTTGATATGTTTTGTAAGGTGATGGATCAATGTACCGAAAATTATGAGTGTTTGGTATTAGACAACACGGTAAAGTCTAATAAGATATCTGATTGTGTGTTTTGGTACAAGGCAACCATCAGGAAGAATTTTAGAGTGGGTGGTCCGAGCTTATGGCAGGCACATAAGAAGATGTACAATCCAAAGTATTCACAACAAAAAGAAGACGACACAAAGAACGCCACAAAAAAGACTCGTCTCACCGTAATCAAAAGAAAGTGAAAATGCGTCACTCGTATGTTTCAAAAAACTCAGGCTATATAAATGTCTGACATACGAACGATGAACCTGAATGATAAAGATGATGGTATGGTGTCGCTCGATAATCCTTCGACTACGTTTGTGCAAGAAAACCTACACGAAAAAAATATGAGTCAAAGTAAAGATACAACGACCATGGATTCCACACCGATTTCTGAACTTATGGGGGGTGCGAGTGCCGTGCCGGATATCATGGCTCCACCGATGATGACTGCCGAGCCGCGTATGCAAAGCGTGCGCGCGACCGCACCGCAAATGCCGATGCAGATGCCCACCGAAGAAAAGAAAAAGGTCGAACCGAAGAGTAAAAATATCATGAATTTGACCGACGATCAATTGTTCGCGTTAATCGCCGGTGTGTGCGCCGCCGCTGCCGTGAGTAGGCCGGTCCAGGAGAAGCTTGCGAGTACTGTTCCCAAGTTTCTAGGTGAGAATGGCTCTCGGAGCGCGATTGGGTTGGCGTCGACGGGTCTCGTCGCCGCTCTTATTTTCTACATCACGAAGACGTATATCGTGAAGAATTAATAATTCGACACGTTCATCGCCGACGCCATGGGTTGCGGTGCCACGTTGTTCGCGGTTTCCCAGCCCATTTGTGTGTAGAGCGTCTTATGAATACCCGAATAATAGGTAATCAACGCACCCAACGTAAAAGTGGTCACAAATAATGCACTACCTTGCAGTGTTTTCTTTGTGTCTTTACCATAGTTTTTGACAGTGTCCTGCGACTTTGTGTTCAAGCGACCAAACGCAAACGCTAACAGGAATGAGAAGATTGATGCGATCATCATGAACTTTTGATCGACGGCGAGTTGCGGAATGTTTCCAACAATCAAACGAAGGATGTTCGGCATGACAATCGTGATCAACGCGAGTCGTGTGGTGTAATTTTCAATGAGGAGTGGTAATTGCGTCACGAGCATGACACCCACCCACAAACCAATGGCTTTCGCGACGAGGGACACTGGAGTCTTCATATAAATCTAGTGGAGATTATTTATCCTGAATGTACTGACCACAGAACTTCGTCTTTGATGAGATCTTCTCATATATTCCGAGATCGATACATATCTGTCGAAGTTCGACAAAGTTGTTCCAGAAGTCTTCGCTATGGGAATATTCACGCACGGTCGTGTGTGCGAGTTCGTGGATGAGCACGTGAAAGATTTGATTCGAGTTTTGGCCATCGATGCACAAGCCGATATCAACACCTTTATTCGTGTTATACCCAATCGGTCCACGCGTCGCGTGCATGGCCGTGATTGGAATACAACGCGTCAACACCTTAAATTTTTCATTCTTCGTGTCACGCAGATGTTCACGCAATCGCCTGTATTTTTCTTTAACTTCAATGAGTCTGGTGGGTTCGCGCGTGATTGAGAGAATGACCAGATTAATAATGATGAGCAGAACCCAAGCTATCATTTTTTATATACAAAGATAAATTTACTATAGAGTTGTGATATTGGATTTCCTTCGAGTCCCTCCCACATTTCTAATTTGAATCCAATCTCGTCCAAATATGTGATCAGTACATCTTTGAACGCGACTGGTTCCGACCTGGGTCCATCCGCGTAAAACGGTGTATCGACGAGGTGTACGAATAGTTTTTCACCGAACCCACCATTTCCTGGATATCGCAATTTGAAGAAATTTCCAAGCGCATCGGTCATCGGTGTCTTGAGCATTATCTTTTCAGAGTCTGGTATGATACCTATGAGACGTCCACCCGGTCGCATACGTTTTCGTATTTCACGTATCGAATCGAAGAATAGATCTCGAGTTTGGAATATGTAATGCAGTGAAAAGTTATAACAGATGATATCAAAGTATCTGTGTGGACAATTGAAAATGTCTCCCTGGTAAAAATTGACGCGTATTTTCATATTCTTTGCCCGTGTCTTTGCCTCTTCGAGTGCCGATGGTTCTGGATCGCACATGTTTATGTTTGCACCACACGCACGCCATTTTTGCAAATCTCCACCAAAACCACACCCCACATCGAGGATTTGGTGACCTTCTTTCGTGACTGACTGAATCAGTGCACGTTTCGCATCGTTATGCGTCCGTCGAAGGTCTTCCATTTATCTTTACTATCTTCAGTCTTTTAAACGACTTAGTCACTCAAAAGGCTTAAAGTTTATTACCGTAACATGACTATAATGGCTTCGCTTGAACAAGATTACACGACGGTTCCCGGACAGCTTTTCGCGTGCCTGTCTGTGGTTGGACCCGAGTGTCCTCAAAAGAATGACAAGTTTGGCGTTAAGATCCGTGGCACTTTCGCGACTCGTGATGAAGCCGCGAATCACGCAAAGCGTCTTCAAAAGGAAGACTCGACGTTTGATATTTACGTCGTTGACATGTACAAGTGGTTATTGATCCCTCCGGACAGAGATGCGATCGACGACGTGCACTACCAAAACGAAAAGCTCGAAGAAATCATGCAAGGATACAAGGAAAATCAAATCCAGGCTGCGAAGATGTTTGAAGAGCGTAAAAGAGATATGATGACGGTGCGTCCAGATGGTTCGTACATTAAGCCGGGTGATGAGAACTCAAAGTTTTACACGAAACCGGATGAAGCACCCATCAGTCACCCGGCTGAGGTCTTGGAACGTCTCCAAAAGGAGAAGCCGGATTCCCCGATGGAAGAACTCGTGAAGGAAGCCGATGCGATCGTGGCGGCTGAAATCGAAGAACGACGCAAGAGACACGAGGCTGAAGCTGAAGCTTCGACGAACGGGAAGATTGAGGAGAAGGATGAAGAACCAGGTGAGGAAGTGACGTCGGCGTAAAAAATTTATGAGTATAGTGTAATATGCTCAGCGTCATTCTTAATATCATAACATTAACTATTGTCGCGGCGCTATTTATTTTGTTTTTTTCCTTGTACAAAAAGAGAAAAAACAAAAGTGATACTGCATTTGATGTGGGTCTAGAATTACTAAAAGATCCACTCGTCGTGAGTCGCGCGTATTTCACGGAACCGGCGACCGGTGATATCGGTGATTTTGAACCATTTTCATCTTCAGGATGGTCTGAGGATGACTGGTTGCATGGTTTTACCCATAAAAAAGCCTAGAATAAAGGCTACAAATATAATAATATATGCCGTCTTATCGATGGATGAAAACACATCATTTGTCTTGTTTGCATCGATCGGTTGCCACTGCTGTTGCGTGCCCGGAAACATTGGTGGTGGAGGAGGAGGAGGTTGATGGATGTATGACGGCTGCTGCTCGTAGAAGTCATCGCGGTCATCGTAGTCTTTATTCAGCGATTCAATCTCAGACTTATAATCAATGGGGTTTCCTATATCCGTCTCCATTTGTTATACAAATCATCTTTTTTTTAAGCTAAATTTCCTCATCTGAGTCGGACTCATCGACGACGAAATCTTTGAGATTTCCATTTTCGTCTATTTCTTCGTCATCGGAATCGGAATCGGAGTCATCTTGAGAGTGGTATTCTTCCTCTGTATCAATGTCACTCCCAAAATCCGAATCGTGCTCATCTTCACCGTAATCGTCAAAAACAACCTCTTCTGTCGGTTTAAATAATTGTGGTTTCTTTATCTGACGCCCTGAGCGAGTCGTGGTAGTCGGCATTTATAGTTTAATTGATTCTATTGTTTAAGTATTTTGGATAAAGAACAACTCCCTTGTTTATTGCGATATTCATCAGTCGGTTTTCAAAGGCGTATCCTATTTTCTTTGCGAGTATATGAATGGGTTCTTGTATATCGTAATCACCTGATTCTGCATACAAAGCGATATCTTCGAGGCTATCGATTGATTCGAGCATATATTTTTGAGCCACACGTACATCGATATACATGTGTCTCTGCGCCAGATTGAATTTTGATATGAAATGCATGAATACGGTGGGATTCACACCGGAATACACGTGCGCTTCACGTTTGAGATCCATGAATGGATCTTCTTCTGGCTCTTCTTTAAAGGCGAGTTTTGATGCGAGGACTATACCCACACCCAATAAAATGAATGCCATATCTGTAATTACACGTTATTTTTTATTTGGGTACAATACATTCACGGATTTTGTATTGAGTGCATACACTCGACCCTTCTTACGACACTCCTGACACTCCTGAAATATCTTTCCCTTTTCTATTCGAAAAGATGTATACTTTTCGTGATGTGTCTTTGCTATTTCACAATAATTTGACGTCGTCGTCACTATGTATTTTTGACGTTCCTTTGAAATTTTAATCACCGTGACTTTATCGTGTGTGGGCATACACGAACGAATATATCTTTCAACGTGGCCTTTCGCATCCACGTAGTCTATGTCAGTTTTTTCCTTCTTATCCGTTTTTATATCTGGGCACTGTTTTATCTCTTCCTTTTGTGGGTATAACTTTTCGACGATTTGTGGTTTGAGTACGTGTCGTCGACCACAAAAATCCTTACAAAAGCCATCTCGTCTGTCTCGAAGCGTTTCACACCGACAAAAGCATTTCTGTGTGATCTTGTCACCACTTATGTAAAACCATACATGATTCGAACCGTGTGAACGTTTGAGATTTTCACAATACTTTGACGTCGTCGACGCGAGATATTGATTCTTAAATTTGAATAGTTTCGTGATGTGTGCCTCCCCTTGACCTTCAAGATTCGCACGAACAAAGTCTTCGAGAAGCATTTTTGTCTCTTCATCGTCTAGTTCATCTTTGGTTTGAACATCGGTAAACGCCCCTTCCTTGATGGCTCGAGTCGGACTCTCAACGTGTACGAACTCTTGATTTTCTGTTCGAACAGCCGCCATGGCTAAGATAGTCTTGTCTGGTGTTTGATCTACACGTAGGAGCGTACTGAGAGGTCCAGTTTTATACACGAATACCGGTAAATATGCAACCTGTGTGACTTTACCGGTATTGTGACAGTCACCACATCCCTTCCCTTGACACGCGTCATGTTTTCCCTTTTTGTGTGACCACGGCATGCGAAACCCACTCCCCTTTGAACGACGTTGTATGTCTCCGTACACGGAAGAATCTATAATTTCATTCCAATCGATCGACTTCTTTGCGGCGTACAACGCCACGAGAATGTGTTCTCGGAGTGCCACGGCTGAAGCCTGGTTCACGACGAAGCCAGGCCAATTTAAATGAATACCTGTCTTCGTAAGATTTCCAACCTTTTTCGGTGGTGATACGGAAACGAGACACTCTTTTCCACCATGACGCTTGACTTTATCACAAATCACCTTGCAAATGTCTTGAATTTCTTCGATATTCAAAGAATCGTTATTTTTGTAGTCGATGTCGACAAAAAAGTTATAGGTCGGCGTCTTTTGTTCGACGACAAATACCTTTTCTCCACTACGAACACATTCCACGTATTTCGTGTAAAACTCATCCAATTTATCAAATGGCACGGAGAGGACCCCACCGTCCATGAGCACATGTGATAACTGGTTTCCGTGAGCAAACCCCTGTTGCGAACACCATCGTTTAAACATACTTACTTACCCTGCGCGTCTATTTTTTAATACCTACTCACAGCTGTCACAAATGACAGGTCTGCCAATTCGACACTCGACGCCAGTTCCTTTTTCATGACTAAAAGTTCACAGACTTTCATGTCTTTAATTTCTTCAATCTTCTCATCCGCTTCTTCACATGTGTGGGCTCTATTATCGATGAGAAGGTCTTTAATTTGCTTGAGAATGTATGACTTGGATTTCATCACTACTTAATAGAAAATGTTTTTCTATTCATGCTTGAAACACACGCGTAAAATTCCGGGTTTTTTATGACGTTATCGACGATCCGACCCCAACGCTTACGAACATTGAATTCTTCGAGAGTATCAAAACTCATGTAATCGTTCTCGTCGAACGTCTTTTTTATGGGTTGTTTGTTTATTTTTTTCAATTGCGTCTTTTGCTTTTCATCGTAAAATTTCTTAATGAGACTGTACTGATCGTTTCTTGAGTAATCAACGAATATTACAAACACATTATATATAAGTTCCGTCGTCGCGTTTTCTTTGACTGTAAATTTAAAGTCGGTATATTCTCCCTTTTTGAGTGCCACCACTCCTCTCGTTTCTTCTTCGAGTTCTCTGAGAGCACATCGAAGGGGATTGAAAATTTCTCGCCGGCGACACCCGCCTGTGACAAATATCCAATCCTTGAAGCGACGATCTCTGACTGTTAAAAACCGGGGTTTTCCTTCAGCGAACGTCACTGGGATCGCTATTGCTTTGTATTTTTTCATTGCTCATTAGCAAGTTACAATGAATGGATATGTTTATTTCGCCGACAAATCGCCCAATTCTTCCGTCTTATTCGCAGTTTCAACCTTGACGTCTTCTTCATCGTCCCCGGGTTCGTCTTCGTAATAAGACAAAGCATTGATGTATTGGGCCATTTGTCCGGAGTGCGCCTTTACTTCCGAAATCTCATTCTTCGCATTTTTGAGTTCTCTGTAAATGTACAGAGTTCCCAACACACACACGGCGACTGCCACGAGAAGCATGGTTTCTCGATCATATGAAAACATTGTTCTAATAATATGTCGTCTCAGTTTTTTAAGCACCTACAATCGCACCCATTTTTACTCTGTTGGACGGTGTGCATTCGTATGCAGCCTGTCCAAATTGTACGGCATTGTAGTGCGGATCTTCACATTCCTTCCCGGTTTTCGCCGGTGCTTGCTTAGCATCCACATATTTTTCCAGTGTCCTGGATTTTGGATCGTAAGTGAGCACAAAAACGATTGCTAAAAGAGCTACAACAGTCCAAAGCATATTTATACTATTACCTGTGATTTAATTCGAATACATGAGGCCGCCCATACCATTCTCAACGCGAAGGACATTGTAGTTGACGGCGTAAATCTTGTCCAAAGAGTTGTTTTCGGTGCTGACGATTCTCGCAGAGTCGAGGCGGGAGAAGTTCAAAGAACCGGTCGGCTGAAGCTTGGAGGTTTCGAGGCAGAACGGATAGATGAAGAGCGACGACTTCTTGTCACCCGTAGAGAACGGCACGTGGTAGTACGAAGACACCGCCGAATAGTTCGGAGACGCAAACTTGAAATCAGTCACGTCAGTCCCATTGATTTGCAACTTGACCTTGTTCGTCGCCGTCATCAAACCACTCGCTTGTGTGTTACTCGCGAGGAACTTGATCGGGTGGTTGAAGTTGAGTTCTTGGATCTTGGCCTGAGAAGCGACCGCGTTTTGGACTTGCGTGATCAAGATGTTTTGTGGCTTGTTCGCGAAGACCGCACGTTCGTCGGTATCGAGGTAGGCGTAGTTCGCGTAGCATTCCCACTTGTGGATCGCGGCTTGCGGCCCCCACGTAATACGGAGTTCAACATCGTGATATTGAAGCGAGATGAGCGGCAAAGCGGATTGCCAGTTCTCGCAGAAGAAGAAACGAAGCGGGTAGAATTGTTCATTCGCACCACCTCTGTAGAGACCACCGGCAACCGACTTCGACAGGTTCGTCGCGAGGAGTTCAGGGGCGATGTGTGTCGAGAACGTAGAATCTTGTTCGTCGATCACTTGTCCGCCAATGAGAAGCTCAACCTTGGAAATAGCCGTGCTCCAATCGGGGACGGTGTTCGCTTGCGTGCCATCACCCTTGATCGGCATGAAATACACGTAGTTAAGCAAGTCACCCTTGCGCTCGAAGCGCACGGTAGACATACCATTGTTCGACACGTTACCCTGGATGACTTGACGTTCGGTCGTTTGAGAAAAATTCGTGTGACGACGGTAAGTGGAGCGGAAGAAAGAGACCTCAGGTTGACCTACAAGATGCGCATCTTGGGCACCCACAGCCACGAGCTGAGCAATTCCACCAGACATTTTATACTATATTAGTATTTTATTTTTTTAAGCTCGGCCTCGAGATGCTCTATCTTCTGTATAGCTTTCTGGAGGGCTCCATACATCGATGCATATATTTGATCCGGGTTGAGAAATTTGAGATCGACGATGCCGTATTTCTCATGCATCGTTTCGATAGATTTAGGCATAACTTCTTCGACCTCCTGAGCAATCCACCCGAGGACGTTTTTATCCTTTTGATGTTCGCTAAATTCAACGATTCCATCACGCCACGTGAATCGGCGAAGTGGTATGTTCTTGATGGTTTCGTAACATCTATCGAGGTCGGCGTCAGTAATGTTCTCCTTAAGGCGTCTGTCTGAGGTTGACGACCAGCTCCCACCACCGCTTTTTGCCGCAGTTCCGATGACTTCGAGATCGAACGTCGGTGACGATGTTTTAATACCGACACGCCCACTCGTCACGAGTGCATTTCCTGTATTTGTGAGTTGCACGGTCGTCGATGCCGTGTTGCCAGTCGTGGTGATTTGTTGAAGTGTATAACTCGGTGTGATGGATACCGTCCCGAGTGTAATTTTACTCGCGAGCACATTTCCACGCACCGTGAGTACATTGGATCCTGTGTCTTGAATGACAACATTCGCACCCACATCGAGCGTGTGAATGGGTGACGTGTTAGAAATACCATAATTCGAAATCACGGAATTGAAACCGGTTTGCGTGTTTGAAAATGTAATTTGATTTGTAAAGTTACCCCCAATATTCGATAAGAACCCGGCGTCCCCGAAATAGGCAGCAGCCGTGATGGCACCTGGTGTCGACAGATTACCACCACCATTGAAATTCATGGTCGTCACGTCGATGAGTTCTCCCTCGGGTGTGTACGCGACGATGTTCGATACAGCCGTCGCGGCTCTGACGGGTCGTATGAATGTCGCATTCGGTCTCGTGGTATTGAGTGCGGTGGTTCTCGCGTTGAGGACGATCGTGTCATTGTGTTGATTCGTTTGTCCAGCCTTAAAACCGATGGCGACCGCCGTTTGTCCTTGCTGGATTTCACCGGCTTGGTAACCAATGGCCACTGAATTTGTTTGTTGTCCCTGGTACGCGCTCAGGTAACCGAGTGCGACTGTTGTATTATTTTGCGAGTATCGACCGGCTCTGTAACCCACGGCGACGCCGTATGGTTGTTGATTGTCTTCCCCGGAACCTTCACCGATGGACACGAAAAATGGCCCTTGACGAATATTCCCCTCGATGCGTACATCACCGTTTACATACAATGTCTTGTTGGCAAACGGTGCATTCGTACCTATACCAACACTTCCCGTGATTACCGTGTTACCATTCACATTCGCCGTGGTCGCGGTCAGGCCCGTCGTGAGTAGCTTATTCGTACCACCCGTACACGTGAATCCATCCGCGAGGAACTTATTCGTACCACCCGCTTTATCGAGAACGAGACCGTCACCCGACGTGTATCTAATACGCGCGCTTCCTATTTGTAAGGCGCCCGTCAATTGCATCTGTTCAGATGGATTCGTTGTGCCCACACCCACGAATCCAGAATTTTTAATTGTGATGACGGGTGAATTTGCAACTCTAGATGCACCGGTTGATTTCGTGTCAAAGACAATTTCACCCGCACGAAGGCGAATGCGATCCTTGGTATCGTTCCCCTTGAACAATAAGAGTTCCGATGCCGTATTCGCTTCATCGAACACTCGATTCTCAATCACAGTATTTGCGTAGCCATTATCCCCGAGTGTACCACCGAATAGAATGGACTTGGGTCCGACCGTACTGTCACTTTGTCCAACGTATACATTACCACTCACGTTGAAATCACCGGTTTCGTTAATTCTAAACTTTTCACTGTTATTAATTCTAAACACGTGATTATATCCAGTGGGTACATTGTATCGCAATTCGTTCGGTAGTTGAGACACACTAAAGTTTACAGAATCAGCTCCCGCGTTGTACAAACGAATCTTCTCACCGGCAGAATTCTTAAAACTCAAAATACCAGTCGTACCGACTTCAACACTTCCATTCACCGCGAGACGGTTCGTATCTGGTTGTGTACCAATACCCACGTTACCGTTGATGAACGTGTTACCACCTCGCTTCACTTCAAATCTATTGGTAATGACGTCAGGATTTTGTCCGGTTGAGTTGACGTCTCGAATCACGAAACCCGCGTCGTTGACATCGTCGTGAAAATCGAGTGCCATTTTAATCGCATCCGTCGTACCTATTTGACGAAGGTAGGCCCAATCATTTTCCGATCCACCGTGACCGAATGAAATGTATGTGTTTGAATAGTTCGCGGTGTCAACCCCGGAGACGTTCAAAAGTGCAGGACTCGCGTCGAGATGCACGTGTCCACGGATCCGCGCATCACCGACGACATCGAGTTCGTACCCGGTCGTCGGTTGCGTCGTACCTATACCGAGTTGACCGGCGGATGTCATGACCATCATGGGTGTCGCACCACCGAGACTGAGTTCGGCATCGGAATGTGATCCACCTCTGTACCACGCAAAATTCCCTTGCGTTCTAAAGTATTGTGTGTTCGTCTGCACACCGAGACCGTAGCCGCTTCCAGCCAAGTTAATCTTTTGGCGCAACGACGCCGGGAGCGTGACGTCCGTCAATACTTTCATGTCACCACCGACATCGAGATTTGCCGTGGGTTGTGTCACACCGATACCCACAAAGTTGGTGGTATTCTTATTGAGAATCGTGACCGCCGGTACGCCGTTTGTGTTTTCATTTGAACCAACGATGAACTGTAACGCCCCGCGATCTTTATTCGGACTTCCGACGATTTCTTCGTGACAATACGACCGAATCTTGGAAAATGCATATTCCCGATTTTTATAGTTTGGTGTCAACGTCATCTCAACGTTATTTAATTCGGATTGTGTACTCGCGTACGCACGCTTAATCTTGAGTGCGCGTGTTAAACTTCCCTGTGCCGATGGTCCGGAGACAATGATGAGTCTTGAATCAGCGTCGGTCGTTCCGATACCCACGTTCGACGTCGCGAGATTAATCGTCATGATATTAGATTCTGTACCATCCGTGAATGCGTTCCCGAAATACATCTTTTCGCTATTCACCTGAATGTATGCATTTTGGTTGTTATTCGTGTCGATAAAACGGAACGTGGGGTGTTCGTCTTGAATTCGAACATCACCGTTTACATGTAATTGACTTTGTGGTGTCGCGGTGTTAATACCAACTTGTGCATTCTGATCAATCACCATAGACACTGAACCATTTTGACCGGGATTAAGTGCGGCATCGTTGTGTGATCCACCTTTGAACCACACGAAACCGTGTGGTGAACGATAGTATTGATTATCTGATTGTACACCGATACCGAATGTATTCGAGTATAAATCGATATTTTGTCTCGTGACACTCCCAAACGTCACGCGTCCATTGACGAAGACGTTTCCATCTACATCGAGTTCTTGTTGAGGCACGAGTGTGCCGACACCCACCTTCCCATTCTTCGGAAGAAGTAGGAGGTTAATATTGTCGGTACTAAAATTGTTTGAACCTTGAATGAATATAGAGCCATTTGGTCCGACGGATTGGTCGATCCCCATCCGTGCAGAGAGACCACCGTCCTCACTCGTGATGTGAAATTGGGAATATTCTACGTACGATGGATCACCAGTCACGGCCACACCTTTATTTCCATTGACACCAATGCGACCGGTCGCCGTGATGACATTACTCGTCACGAGATTTGAGAGTATCTGACCGTATGAATGAATGACTGGTTGATAATGATAGTTTGGATCAATCACAAACTCCTTTTCTTCAAAGATTTCAATGATGGGTCGATTGTAATATTGTGGTGTTTTTGGTGTTCCTACGACACCGATCGGTGTCGCGTCTTCATCCCAGATGATAATAGAACACCCCGCGATATCACCACTCACGACACCTTGGACGTTGTATATCTTGATGAAACCTGGTGGTACTTGAGACACCACATCGAATTCGACGTAGTCATCCGCCGTGCCATCGGTTTGAACAATCGTAGATAAATTTCCGTCGTACGCATTCGACGATGCTTGATAATACGCACTTCCCGGTAAATTTGATTGTCGAGACGCCGAAATAGTCATTTTACGCCCACCGATGTCGAAAATTTCAATTTCACGGAAATGAATCTTCGTGCTTTGATTATCCGCCCGATCGATGCGAACCGTCCACGTGTGCACGTCATTGTGTACATCGAGACGTGCGTGTGGTGTATCTATACCTATACCGACATTTGACGTCGTCGCCAAAGATGTCGTGATGTTTGAAAACTTCATGGAACGCGTGGTCACATTTCCCGAAAGAGATTCACTGATTTGTTGAAACGTGATATTCGACAGCGTACTCGCGTCACCGAAATAGTAGTCACTCGTAACATTCCCGTAGACGTGTACATTTATGCTATTCGATGTGTCTGGGATAATATCCTTTGCGACAATTTCTGAACGTGTAAAACCAATCGCGTATTCTTCATTACCTATACCACTTTGATCGGGGGTTCTATAGATTGCCATCACATTTGACTTTACACCATTCCTGTCAGTGATGAGATATGAACCGAGATCGTATCCCAAATTACCTGGGTTTTGTTCACCGTACCCAATCAAGGGATTACTGACGACGGTGATGGTTGCATAAATTAATTCAGTATCACCAAGCGTCGTGACATTACCGACAATCGTCGTGTTCCCGCTGACGAATAAGTTACCACGGATAACCATTTTCGACTCACCGGTATCATCGATGAACACATTGGATCCAACATCTAGCGTGTGGATTGGAGCTGTGTTTACTATGCCGACGTTTGATGTCGTGACAAACGCCGTCTCTGTGTTGCTAAAAATCAGTTTTGAAGGCACGAACGCCGACGTCGTAGCAATTTGATTGAAGCTTAAGTTTGAGAGTAAACCACCGTCTCCCAAATAAACCGAAGCCTCAACGAATTGGGTACCTCTCTCCTTTACCTGATGACTCTTTGTGTTGTAAGACATCACAACATTCTGAGCCACATTCGGAGTCGTCTCCTCCACCTTCCTGAGATACACATTCGTAAAAACGCCCGTGTTCCCGATGTTCGGCATTGTTACTTTAAATAAGGATTATAATTTGGGGTGTACCTTAATGTATTTGACTATGTAAATATCATAAGATACAGGTCTTACTTTTTCATGAGTTCGGCCACTTGTGCTTCAAGGCGTTCTTTATCATCGATGAGCTTCTGGATCGTACCGAACATGGCGGCGTATATTTGATCCGCGTTTAAGAATTTCACGTTTTCGAGTCCATACTTTTCATGCACGGTGGTCACTGATTTTGGAAGAACTTCTTCAACCTCTTGGGCAATCCAACCAATCACGTTTTTATCTGTGATGCCTTCGACATCGTCGCGCCATGTGAAACGTCTGAGTTTAAGATTCTTAATGGTATCGTAGCACGTATCAAGATTTGCGTCTTGAATATTTTCTTTAAGTCGTGCGTCTGATGTCGAGGTCCACGTACCACCACCCGTTTTCGCAGCTGTGCCGTTGACTTCGAGTGTGTAAGCGGGTGCCGATGTCGCGATACCAACGTTCGATGTCGTCACGAGTGATGTGTCGGCGTTATTAAACTCGATGGTGCGAGACGTCGTATTTCCAGTGGTAGAAATTTGTTGGAATGTGTACGTTGGTGTGATCGACACATCCCCGAGTGTAATTTTACTCGCGAGTATATTCCCTGAAATCACAAGCGCGTTCGATCCCACATCGTCTATGTATACATTTGATCCGATACTGAGAGTGTGGTCTGGGGAAGTGTTCGCAATACCAGCTGGACCCGTGGTAATGAGACTGAGTGTATCGTTTTCAATAGAAATTGTCTGGGTCGTGACATTCCCGTTCGTGACGATCTGTTCCAAATTAGATGCGATGTTCGAGAGGAAGTACCCATCACCGATGAATCGCGTCGCGTACACGTTACCAATCGCGTGGATTACGTTAGACCCCGTGTCATCGACGTATACATTTGAACCGATACTCAGTGTATGATCTGGGGCGATATTCGCGACACCAACCGGACCCGTGGTGATGAGACCGAGTGTGTCATTTTCAATAGAAATTGTTTGGGTCGTGACATTCCCGTTCGTGACGATCTGTTCCAAATTGGATGCGATATTCGAGAGGAAGTACCCATCACCGATGAACCGTGTGGCGTATACATTACCTATGGCGTGGATTACATTAGACCCCGTGTCATCGACGTATACATTCGATCCAATACCAATGGTGTGTTCGGGTGCCGTATTTGCGATACCGACGTTTCCACTCGCGACGAAACTCAACGCGTTCGTGAATTCAATCGTATTTGCGGTCACGTTCCCATACTGCGTGACTTGTTGAAGTGTGATATTTGAGAGACCGTGTGCGTTCCCGTAATAGGTTCCAAATTCACTCACGGTGATGTTGTTTTGAACGAGTAGATTCCCTTGAAGGTCAATCAAAAGATTCCTACCCGGGTATTGATAATATAAAATGTGATCATCCGTAAATGTATTTTGTGTATACCCAATCGCAAATCTGTGATCGACGGCGTGGTGAATCAATGCGATGTTCGCGTAATCACCCGCTTCGTGTTGATGTTCAATCATGAAACCACTGTCCAAACCGGTCACGCTATTATTTGCGCCGACACCAAAGATTCTATCTTCGATGGTCACGGATGTTGAAGAAATAATAGTCGTATTACCACCGAGCGTAATGTTACCCAAGAACTCCGCTTCACTCGCGGAAATAACATACTTCCCTTCGGGTGTGACGAATACGGGTGAATGTATAAAGGTACCATCCGTGTCCACCATCGGGAGGTATTTGTTCGTCGAATCCGCGAGACCGAGTACTGAAATGTTGGAACCAACCTCCAAATTAGCCGTCGTGACGAGACCCGTCGTCGCGTTCGTAAATTGGATGGTATTTGAAGTCGTATTGCCGGTATTTGTCACTTGCTCGAGCGTTTGAAGTTTAGTCAACAAATTCGAAGGAACAATCTTCCGAAGGTTATTGTTCGCCGTATTCACGTACACGTACGGTGAAGTTGTGGTTTCGATCGGTGCGTTTGGAATGTCGTTGGAACGACCAACACCCGTCACGAAAATGACACCGTTGGTTTCATGTGCTTTGATACAAATACCAACGTTTTGAATTTGATCACCGAGTCCATATGGTTTCGTATTCATGACCAGACCCGCACCTACATTACTCACGTATACGGTATCACCTTCACCATATCCGAGTGTATTTATACCTTGTACTTTACCGTACGCCACCGCGACCCCTTCATCACCTGGAAGGACGTTTTCATGAATGAGACCGATCGCGGGCATCGTGGTGGTTGAATCGGACTTCGCCAAAGCCACGTTAGCTACGTTATTGTTAAACGAATCGACGATGTACACAGTATTCCCTTTATAGAGTGTCGTTCCGGTGTTGTTATGCACCTTGATGAAATTATGAATATTGAAATCATTGACCCAATTCGAACCATCGTACACGAGACTGTGATCGGCTTCGAGACTCGTAATGGTAACGTTCGATAATTGATCGAGCTTCACGTGTACATTTGACACAAGATCTGTCGTGAACGCCGTGGTTGGGTTCGTAAATTGAATCGTATTCGAGGTCGTGTTACCCTTATCCGACACGACTTGCAGCGTCACATTCGCGAGATGCCCACCATCTCCGTAGTAGCGTGCGGCGTGGACATTTCCTACGACCACGGCATTTGATGATACATACACATTACCCGTCACATCGAGTCCCTTTGATACGTACGCGTTACCAGTCACATTGAGTTCTTTGGTTACGTTTACGTTTCCGGTCACGTTCACGTGACTTTTCGCGATGACGTTTCCAGTGACTTGTGCGTTTTTCTGAATGAATGTATTGCCACTCACATTGAGATCATTCGTGACGTCTACATCTGTCGTCGCGTATGTATTACCTGTCACGATGATATCCGCCAAGGCGTAAATATTACCCGTAATGTTCAAGTCTCTAGCCACATCGATATTACTCGATGCGTACACATTCCCACTCACATTGAGTTCTGAAGAAATATCCGTATTGCCACTCACGATGATGTTGGACAGCACATAGGCGTTTCCAGCGACATTGAGTTCGGACGAAATATCCGCATTACCAGTGATGACGGCGTTTGAGAGTATGTACGCATTCCCACTCACATTCAATTCTGATGAAATATCTGTATTGCCGGTGATGACGGCGTTTGAGAGTATGTAGGCATTTCCAGCCACGTTCAATTCTGAGGAAATGTCGGTATTGCCGGTGATGACAGCGTTCGAAGAAACGAACACGTTTCCACTCACATTCAACTCTGATGAAATATCCGTATTGCCACTCACGATGATATTGGACCCAATGAATACGTTCCCATCAACATTGAGCTCGGATTGGACATCCGTGTTACCACTCACTATGACATTTGAGAGCACATAGGCATTCCCACTCACATTAAGTTCCGACGAGATATCAGTGTTTCCAGTGATCACGGCGTTTGAGAGCACGTAGACGTTTCCGGAGACGTTGAGTTCCGATGAGATATCGGCGTTTCCGGTAATCACGGCGTTCGAAGATACGAAGACGTTTCCAGCCACGTTAAGTTCCGATGAGATATCAGTGTTTCCAGTGATGACCGCATTCGATTGAATGAATGTATTTCCAACGACAGTCAAATCATTCGAGGTCGTGATGTTTCCGAGAACCACGACGTTGCCGAGTGTGTTTGAGTCTTTCGTGACTATTAAGTTGTTGGATGTTGTAATGTTTCCAGTGACTTGTAAATTGCTCGACGTCGTGATATTCGAAAGAACAACGACGTTTCCCGTGACATTCAGTTCTGACTGAATGTCGGTATTCCCAGTGACGACCACATTAGACGACACAAACGCATTTCCGGTGACATTGAGATCGTAACCCACGTCGACATTTGCCACGGCTGTGATATTATTTGAACTCGTGAGATTTTGAACGACCACGAAATCATTCGAAAACGTGACGTTGCCACCCACCGTGAGATCACCACTGATATAGGCGTTACCCGTCACACCGAGCACGTTGGATGTACCCCTGTCTTGTACATACAAATTCGAACCGACGTCGAGTGTGTGCGTCGGAATATCTTGAAGAATACCAAATTTCGATGCATCGTAAATAGCGATGGCATTTGTTTCATCATACGTCGTCAGAGAAAACACGGTGTTAATGTAGGTTATCGTGTAATTACTAATTACAAACCCAAATCCAAAGTTATCGTTAATAACAATCACATCACCCCGAATGATTTCTTCGGTGATAGTTATGGGACCTGGACTCAGATCATTGACGACACCGACTTGCGTCCCATTGACGGTGACTTCAAGTTCATTACCGAACCCAAGTTGTGTGGATTGAATCGTCATATTCAATGTACCAGTGACCGGTGCAGTGACACTCACGTTCGATGAACTATAAGTGATCGTTTGTGTGGGTGTCTGTGATTCGTTGAAATGCCAACGACCGACGTGTGTACTTCCCGTGGTGTACGTGTTCCCATAAAATTTGGTTTTTAATGGGGAAGATGTGTTAAACGTAATATTCTGATCGATCGCATTACTTCCTGTGTAACCGAATGATAATTCATCGTTACTTTCTTTAAAAATAATACCCACGTTACTCCCAGCCACCGCCCGGGTCATCATCACACCGATGTCATTGATACCTGGGTTACCACGCGCGAGTTCTATGATTGGATCTTTAATCGTCAAGTTTTGAGTATTAATCGTCGACGTATTTCCCTCGACGAAAAGTTCACCACCGATCCACACATCACCACCTTCATTGATGTAAAAATTATTACCAACATCGAGTAAGTGGATGGGATTTGCGTTACCTATACCTACATTCGACAATGTCACGAGACCCGTAAAGGTATTATTAAACACAGCTGTATTAGTCGTCACGTTACCCGTGATGAGTACATCTTCTAAACTTACACGCGACCCTGGACCAATATCCACAATTTCCTTTGTCACAAAATTATATACAATCGTATTCGATGTCGCACGCTGATCGAAATCGAACCGTAGTGGTGCTACGTAGAACGAGTTCGCCGTGAGACTCGGGAAAACCTCCGGAGTTGCATTGAGTACGATCGTATTTTCAGGTTGATAATCAGACGTATTCTTACCGAGCCTGATCTTCTCTGAACGATCGATGGTACTCAAGTTCTTCACCATTTATATAATCTCGTATTTTAATTGGCGTAGATGAGACCAGCCATACCATTGTTTATTCTGAGGATATTGTAATTTACCGCATAAATTGGATCGTTTATTGGTAAGGTTTCGCTATGTATCATTGCTGAATCTAAACGACTAAAATTGAGCGTTCCTGTGGGTTGTAGGAGACTCGTCGTGAGACAGAAACAATGTAAGAAGATATCGGGCGACGTCACGTAATTCGTGTGATAAAATGAAGAAACATCGATGTAATGTGGCCTCGCCCACTTATATACACCGATATCCGTGCCATTAATACTTATTTTCACCTTATTTGATGCGGATGTCAACGCACTCGTATAGCTTGTGTTCGAACACGCGATATACTTGACTGGGTGATTAAAGCTAAGCTCATGAATGAGTTCACCGGAAGGAATATTCTTTTGTACTTGGTGAATGAGAATGTTATGACTCTGTGAAGCCATGGTCGCGCGTTCATCGTTGTCTAAATAATAGTAATTAGCAAACGCTTCCCAGTTGTATAACTTTGCATCCGGACCCCACCGAATACGCACCTCGACGTTGTGATATTGCAACGCACACAAGGGAATCGCACTCTGAGGACTTTCACAAAAGAAGAAACGCAGCGGATAGAAATATGATCGCGAGCTTAAACCCGGGTGTGGTCCATTTGA